CAAACATAATTATATTTAAGTTGACCGCTATTATTATAATCCGTTACTTTGTCTGTTGGTCCATAAACAAAATTAAGAGTATCTTCTATTCCAGTAACGGAAACATCAATAGAAGTTGGAATAGTAGAGTAATTCCCACTGGTATCAATTGCTTTAATCCAAAATCTATAAGTGCCATTAAAAGGCGCAGGGTAGTCATATCTATTAGCTGATTGAATATCAATTATTTGAAGAGAAGTAGCAAAATCCATCCCCTGTCTAATTTCATATCCCCAAAGATCAGCATCTTCAATATGATCCCAAGTAAAAACTAAAATTTTGCCTGATTGAGATGCTCTAAAATCAACTACATTAGAAGGAGGATCAGCTTTTCCTAAAGTCCAAATTTCTTCGATTGGAGATGAATCAGGTCGCCCTTTTCTACCAGCCGTGTTTACAGTTACAATTGAAACCTCATAATACGCATTTACTATTACATCTAGAATTCTAAACTTTTCTGTATTAGTTCGGCCCCCAAATACCCAATTTGGAGGGTAAAGACCCCCTGAAGAACTCCCCTTTTGTCGATAATATATTTCTGCCTCAGAATACAAAGAGTTGTTTGGTCTATTGAAATAAACATCAATACAATCAATAATAGATCCATCTTGGTTCTTGATTAATATTTCATCCAACAAAACATCAGTTACTGGTGGGAAGGCATTTAATGAAGAATAATTTGGGGTTGGAATAGGGGGGGTATCAGCATCTATATTGTAAATGGATGAATTATATTCTTGTGCTACAATATTAAAAGTTTCATCTCCATTATTTTTAATTTCAAGCACTCTAAATGGTTTATATACTAACAAACCTTTTGTTTTACCAAAAGCAAATGGATCATATAAAACTGGAACAGGACTAAATGTTCCATTTAACGTGTAGGTTGCCCCCGTAGCCGGATTATTTGAAAAGGCTATGGAATAAGTAGTTAAAGTATCATCACTACTTCTTACAGCTAACTGATAATTAGTTCCCGTAAGTATTTCAACTTCTCTATCTAATTCTATGACAGAATTGGTTGCAGAAACTATTCTACCACCATACCCCCATTGTGGTAATTCACTTTGCACGCCAACAACATCTCCTACCTCACAATTTAACGCATCCTGTCCGACATTAAATTGAACTTCTACCGTAACGTAGGCATTATAATAAATATCTAACATTGCTCTACGCCATGCTTGAGATGGAACTGTAATTCCAAAAAGACTCATTGTTTCTTCACGAGAAGTGTCAATCTGGTAGACAACATTAAGAGTTTCAGGCTCCCAATCATTCTCTTGATTAACAAAATCAACTTGCAGAGCATAAGCTCTATCTGCTATTGATGTATAAGTTTCCTCCAATGAATCTTGTATTATATTGGCCGTTGTGAACATTTGAGTCAGGCTGGTAATTTTATCTAAAATAACTTTGTATTTAGAAGTTCCACTTGGGGGTATCAACCAAGCTCTAGCATTTTCAGCCACAGATTGAGCAGCGTCCCATATATTTGTCATTGATTCAAAAATACCGTTGAAAGTACATCTCTTTTCATTACCAGACTGTTCTGGCGTATAATAAGCTGGTGAATCAACTATTTCATTACAATGGTAAGCCCAATCAATAAATGATTGAATGTCTATCTCTGAAGGATCAATACCATCATATCTTGCAAGAGTGAATGTAGAAGGAATCCACCCATAAACTCCACCACCAAGATCCCCCCAAGAATAACTTGCATTGTCCCATATTGGCTGAGTTAGAATATCAAAACAAACCCAAGCAGGATTATCAGACCATTCTAAAGTATAAGAAGTCGGGGTAGTGTAAACGCTAACTTTTCTTCCCTTCACAACCGTAGATACATCAAGAGAACCATTCAACGATTCCGTAGCAGTTTCAAAAATAGCAACAAGGGCAATCCCATTATAAGCAAAATCATCTCTTGATCCTACACCAATATTTTCAACAACTAAACTATTTTCTGCTACAGATTTATCAGTTGGATCAGAATGAATATCACTTGATTTTTTATCACTTGTCATCTTTTCAATTAGAACTTCATAAGTAACATCAGCTAAAGGATCAAAATAATGTCCCCAGTTATCTAAATATAAACGAATGTAATATCTGGTTATGACTCTTCTATTGGCGTGAATAAATCCACCATAAATTAGTTTGTAATCTCCCCCAACAGGTCTAATTGATACTCTAACATGACAGCCCTCGTCTGCTAAATCACTACTTGAATTTGCTTGACTATACAAACCACTTGGAAATTTTAAATAAATCCAAGCATCGTCATAACCAGACATATCCAAAGAAACGACGACAGGATCACCAGCATTAACAACCGTATCATTCATAGAAATAGTACGATAAGCGTCATTCCAATTTGAAAGTATAGGTTGGTTATTCCACCCATAGCGATAATCAATATTGACTTGATCAGGAATATTCCAAGGGGTTTCCCCATTTACAGAAAGAGAAACAAATGATTCTATCGGACCTTTGCTAACAGCAACAACACACCCTATTTGCTGCTGAATAGCTGTGTTGTTGGAACCTCCAATATTACCTGTAATCACATTTCCCTTAGTCTTCATTGTGCCATAAAGATAAGGAATGGTTAATCCTGCCTCCATTGTGGTTAAAGGTGTCCAACTAAATGTTTGTGGTTCTTTCACTTCAGGATGAAGTGGTGCATCGGCTTTACGAGGTCGAGGATTTGGACCAGCAGTTGCTTTTCGTATTGAAAACCTTGGACTACCTGTTCTGGTATTAAATGCTTTAGATAGCCCACTATAAATAGTTGTAAGAGCTCCCTTTTTTGGAAGCACTGTTGACTTAGGTTGATTCCCTGATCTAACAAGGTCTTCGTAGGCAAACAAAGCCGTCATACTCTGGGCCTTGTTAGCTTCCAAAATTTTATCAATTAATTCTGTAATGGAACTCATTACACCCTCTTTGTAAAAAGAAAAGCTATAGTTTTATTAAAAATACCAGGAAAACCACCGAAATTTGTTTGGTTGCCATATTGTCTACATTGATCGAGACTTCTATTACAGGTAGACGCTGGATGGGAAGCTCTACACTCTGAACCTTTAAAATATTTGTATCTACAAGTTGTACCATAGTATCTATCAGGAGGAAATTTTCTATCTATCGGACTATACAAACTACACGTCATTTCAACTGAATTACTATTGCAGGTAGCTTGTAGTATAGTAAAATTCCATGTTAATGCTGAATAATCTGCGCTTAAATTATTTGTATTTACTACCATTAAAGTTACTTTGGTATCTACACCTCCACCAGTAACGATTAACATTTCCTCAAATGCACGAGATTGATTAGCAGCAATTATTTTACACTCAGGAATAGATGCTTCTAAATTTGAATTAGGTAGTTGCACCTCAATGTCAAAAGCCGTATAAACCTGTCCTAAATAAGTCACATCTGATAAATTACCAGCTAACCAAACACTACCAACAGGTCTGGCAAAAGCAAAGTGAACTAACGGAATCCAAGGATAAGGAGAAGATAACTTATTCTTTTCAATTATGAGAGCTGAAGAAAGATTTTTCATATTTGTTCAAGAGAAAAAGAAATGTCCCATCTATCAATTAAATGATGAGAACAAATAGGGGGAACAGCAAATCGAACTGAATATGAAAGTGTATCAACAGGATTAACCCATGTAAAAGAATCAGCGCCTCCATTTACCGTGTTTAAAAATGTTATAAGCGTGTTTTTGTTTGTATTGGAAAGGTTTAAATAACTAATCTTCCAAGTTTTTCTAATTCTTGTGTATCTTGCTCTTGTTTGAACATACCCACCATCAAATTTTGAACGAATTGTAGAATCCTCTAATTGTTCAACAAGTGGGTAACTTGGCGGAATACCAACACCATTTTCAGTAAAAGTTGGAAAATTTGCCATTTGTTTCCCCTATCCAAAACTTAAAGCCGAACGAAGACGCCCGTTTGCGTGAATATCTTTTAATAACACATCAATAATGTACTCATCATTAGTAATTCTTGACACTCCTGCAGATTGAACACCAGCACCAGACTGATTATTTACAATTACATTTATTCGTGGGAGTATTGCAGGCATATTTATTACTTGATTATAACCACCACTATTTCCTTTTACTTTGTCTATAAATTCTACATCTTTTTTACTCAAAACGTATTCACCCCTTTGAGCTATAATTGGAACTTCGTCTGCTCCAATTCCGCCCCCCCAAGGATGGTATTTTAAAAATCCACCTTTATGAAAACTTCCAACAAAACCACCTTTATGCCATTGTTCCGGTAAAGGACCGGAATTAGGATTTTCACCTTCAACGAATGTTGTTGTTATTGTGATCGTTTTGTCAGTTGGTAAATTTTCTATGTCAATTCCAAGTTGAGCTAAAATTTCCCTGAATTTTTCTAACCCAGGAATAAGAGTAAGGATAGAAAGTCCGTTTTGTTCTATTGCACCTTTCATTACTTCAAGTAAAGCGGTAAACGGACCAACTTCGACATTTGTTAAACCCCCATCAAGCAATCCAAAAGCAGTAGATAAATCAGCAGTAAGTAAAGCCGCATCAATAGTTCGAGAATTAAAAGTATCATAATTAATTCCCATATCTCTTAAAAGTGAACCATAACTTCCTAAATTTGGTAATGCTTCTAAAGTAGCTTGATTCATTCCTGCCAGAATATCTTTCATGGCAGCCATATTTGCGGTTGTGGTAACGATATTGCCATTCATATCTGTAGTAGTGGTACTTATTCTATTCATTAAATCTGCTGCCTTACGCATTGCTTCATTCTGAGGACTAATAGCCTTAGTTATTAATGCTGAAATTTGCTCTTCTGTTAATTTTGCTTCCTTTCCATAATCACGCATTTGTTGAATATAACCTTGTATAAACTCCATCTTTTCTTTATCAGTCGCACCTTCACCCAACATCTTTAAGTTACCGCCACCTTCAGATTCAGGTTTTGTTACATCCTGTCCGGCATATTCTCCCGACATAGTAGAAAGACTATTTATCCCTCCAACAATTCTCTGTTGAGCCATAACCTCATTGTTGGATGCCATATCCTGTATACCTTGATAGATTTTGTAGGCAGTATAAAGCCAACCTGCAGCAAAGGCAGCAGGGCCAAGCCAAGCCATATTCGCCATGCCACCTAACCCCGACATGGCTCCAGCGCCGCCTTCAACTGCTGCACCAGATCCTAATTCCAATGCTGCAAGCCCA